ACGCAAATTTGCGACTTCGGCGCTCGGTTTTGTCGGTTTTTGGGCGGTTTTTCGGGCAATTTCGGCGGTTTTGGGCGGTTTTCGGCAATTTCCGGCGGTTTTTCGGCGGCTTTCGGATGATTTTCCGGGCGGCTTTCGGTAACTTTTGTCGGCTTCCGGCGGCTTTCCGGCGATTTTGGCCGGCTTCATGAGCAGTTTTGGGACGGCTTCAGTCGGCTTTTGTCGCAGCAAATTCGCCGCTCAGCACGCTTTGTTGCCGCAATTTGCCGTCAGTGAGCGCCCAACTGCGCGCAAAACCGCTCTATTGCCGCAATTTTTCCGTGCCTTCAGCCGTAGTCAAAGGGCAGCACGCAGGCGCAGGCGAGGCGAATGCCCCACCCGCCCCCTCCCCGCCCTTTAATCCCGTTTGTGCTCCAAAGTGTCGAAAGAGGTTGGTGAGCGTTAGAATTTGGTTTGGTGATGTGAGATGTCACGCAGGAAGGCTCATGAAAGTGAGAAAAAGCGTGAGTTTATGCGGATGTTGGATGAAGGGTATTCAGTTGAAGAGGCGTGTCAGGCGTTGAATGTGGCGATAAGTGAGTTAGGTGATTGGCTTGATGATGAAGAGTTTTGCGAGTTTATGGAGCGATGGCGTCGTGGGATGGAGGTGATTGTTGAGGGCAAGTTGATTGAGCGGGCTAAGAAGGGTAGTGTTGCTGGTGCTGTGAAGTATCTTGTATCTCGTGAGCCGGAGCGATGGAGTGAGAAGGTGATGGTTCGTCAGGTTGGAGAGGAGCGTCGTGAAGTTCGGATTGTGTTTTCGTGGATGCCGAGTGATGGGAATGTGTTGAGTGGGGATGTAAGACCGCAGTTGACGGGTGAGGTTATTGAAGTTGAGGAGTTGAAGCCGAAGGAGATTGATGTGGAGAGAGTTCGGAGGTGATGCATGGTGGTTCGTGAGTATGAAGTGACGCCGAAGCAGCGTGAGTTTTTGGAGAACCGTGCGAGGTTTCGTGCTTTTATAGGCGGGTGGGGGTGTGGCAAGACGACGGCGGGTTGTTTGGAGGCGATTAGGGTTTCGTTGATGTATGAAGGGGCGACGGGTTTAGTTGCGAGGAAGACATTTCGGGAGTTAGTTCAGACGACATTGAGTGTGCTTTTTGATTTGATGCCGTGGGAGTTAGTTTGGTCGCACAACAAGCGGGAGGGCAAGATTGAGATTGGGTTACCGCAGTGGCGCAAGCCGTCGGTTATTTACTACATGTCTTTGGACGACAAGAAGAAGTTGGAGGGTTTGAATTTGGGTTGGTTTTACATTGACGAGGCGGTTGAAGTTGAAGAGGAGTTTTGGGTTACGCTTTTGGGTCGTTTGCGGCATCCCGTAGGACCGAGGCGTGCTTGGATTACGACGACGCCGCCAAGTTACGGGCATTGGATATACAAGTGGTTCAACCGTGGAGGTGATTTTGCGATTGTGCAAGCGAGGACATATGACAACCCGTATTTGTCGTCGGATTACATAAAGATGCTGGAGGATTTGTTTCAGGGTGACGATTACCGCAAGTATGTGATGGGTGAGATGGGGGTTGACCGAAGTGGTGCGGCAGTTTTTGCGAACTTTAACCCGTCGCTGCACATAGTGGACGAGAGTGAAGTTGAGGAGGTTTTGAAGTCTGTGCCGAGCATGTATCGTGGGATTGACTTTGGGTTTTACCGACCTGCGGCGGTTTGGGGTATTTTGGACGAATGGAGCAGGTTAATTGTTGTGGGGGAGTATTTAGGTCAAAGTGAGCCGTTGGATGCTTTTGTTCAGCGGCTGAAGAAGATTGATGTTGAGCGGTTTAAAGGTAAGCGTGTTTTGGCGGACTATCACGACCCTCACAGCACATACACGACTGATGTCGTCAAAGTTGACCGAGCCGAGATTTTGCGGGAGCACGGTTTAAATCCCGTGCCTGCTTTGGGCGGAAGTGTTGAGAGTGGGATTTTGTTGATGCAGACGCTGATGGACAGGTTGGTGATGGGGAAGCCGTTGTTGATGGTTAGTAGTGCTTGTAGGTTGTTGATTGAAGGTTTTAAGGGTGGGTATGCGTGGGATGAAAATGGGAAGAAGCCGAAGAAGACGGGTGTTTACGAGCACTTGTTTGATGCGTTAAGATACTTGGTGGTTGGGCTGAACAAAAAGATTGGTGTTGGGACTTGGCAAAGGCAGGAATTTGATTTGTCTGAGCCCCGAATGTCTCGTGGCTTGACATACATGGAGACTTTCAAGGTAAGGTGATTGCGATATGGAAGGTATTGAAAGTTGGGCGCAATTGATGCCGATACTTGAGAGTTTACCTCGTGCTGAAGTTGAAGTCAGACCGCAACTTGCACCGCCCAGCCCGTTTGTTTTGGGTGCGATGGAAGTCAATTTGAAGCAGGAAGTCTCAAAGTATGAGGAGACATTTAAGAGGCTTTTGAATTTGGCGAAAGAAGGAAGGAGTGCTGCTGAACAGAGATGGAAGGTTGCTCAGGCTGCGTATGAGTGCCGATATGATTTTGGGTTCAAGAGTGCGCATCAAGCGAGAGCGTATGTTCCTCGTTTGACCCGCAATGTTGATATTGTTGCCCAGTATTTGCGGAGAATGCTTGTGGAGAACCAGCAATTCTTTACCGTCACCACACCTTCCTCGCGGCTTGAGGACATCGCGAACGCCGCCGTAATTCAGCGGTTAGTTCAGTTCATTGTTGAGCGAAACAATTTGGACGAGCAGTTCACGAAGTTGGCGAAGATTGGGCTTTTGTACGGGATTGTTGTGATGAAGGTTTATGTTGCGCCGAGGAAGGTGACGCATGTTGTTGTCGGCGAAGACGGTAAAATTCGGTCGGTTGAGCGGAACAGTTACTCTATCAAACTTGAACTCGTGCACCCGCAAGATTTTTACATTGACCCGACAGGTCTAAACAAGTTCGTGATACAGCGAATTCTCGTTGAGAAATCGGACTTGTATGACTTCGTTGACTTGAACTTACTTGACAGGGATGCTGTAGAGAAGTTGATTGCGAAAGGCGAAGGTCACCTCGCAAAAGTTGAGACGCCTTTGAAGACGCCGAAAGAAAGACCCATGTTCGTGCTGTTTGAATACTGGGGTGACTGGTGGGACGACAAGGGCAATTTGTTGCACCGAAATATTTGGGCGATATTCGGTGCGGTTGTCGGTGCTGACGGAAACGAACTTCCTGATTTCGTGTTGTTGAAAGGTCCTATGCCCAACCCTTACTGGCATCAAAAACCTCCGTTTGTTTGGTCATCTTTTTCGCCGTTGCCTTCCAAAGCAGTTTACCCGATGTCGGTTGCCGATTTTCTTGTTGACTTGCAGCGGGAGTATACAAGGCTTGTTAATGCGATGATAGACGGTGCGATATTTGATGCTGTGAGTTTGTTTGAAGTGAATGAGTTGATGGTTGAGGATGCGAAAGAGTTGGACGAGATTTGGTCGGGCAAGATAATTCGGCGTCGTGGCGACCAACCCGTTATCACGCCCGTCCAGTTAGGTAAGATGCCTTCTGCGGCGAGTTTCATGTTGCAGTTGATGGAGCGGTATTTGCTTGAAGGTTTTGGTGTTACGGAGACAGTGCTCGGGTATTTGAGCAGTCGTGGTCGTCCGACAGCAACGGAAGTTTTGACTGCAAGGTCACATGCTTTTAGTGCGATTGAGGAAATGGGCAGGATGATTGAAAGTAACTTTATGGAACCTTTGCTTGAGCGTGTGTTTCAGGTTGCGATGCAAGTTTTGCCTGATTTGGCGGACGAGGAGATGTTGAACGCTTTAGGTGATATGTCCCCGACACTTAGAAGGCTTATGTCTCTTTCGGCGGAAGAAAGGGAAGCGCTTGTTCGTGGCGGTTATCGTTTCCAAGTCCGAGGCATGAGCATGGCTCTAACGAAAGCCCAAGAACTTGCCCGCATCAACGAGTTTATCCAAATCGCAGCCCAAATACCTCAGTTTGCGACCCAAATAAATTGGACGATGTTGTTAAGGAAGATTGTGGAAGCATATGGTTGGTCGCCGGACGAAGTTTTGTTGCAACAACCTGCACCTGTTGTTCCGCCGACGGAAGCAACAGGTGAACTTCCAGTTCAGACACAAGAGGCTGCTTCTGCGACTGGACACGCAACAGAAGAAGGTGCGGCGGCAGATACAGCGGGCGTGTTACAAGGTTTGGAGACTTGATGTATAATTGATACTGCGAGGTGATAATTCATGCTTGAGAAGTTAGTGTCTAAATTGATGCGCAGTAAATTAATTAGCACGGCTTGGGATGCGGTAACGGATTTGATTGACATCGCGGAACGAGTTCACAAGTCCGTGCTTGCTTTGATAAACCAACCCCACTATGTCAAAGTTGCGACGATGTTCGGTCGTGTCTTCTGTCTCGCCGTGTTTCTATCCGACGGATCAGTTCCGCCAGAGGAAGTGATGAGAAAAGACGGTCACAACAAGCCCATACTCGTCAAGAAGTTCCAAACAGGGCTTCATTCCGTTCCGTTCGCTTTCGCGTATCTCGTTTCGTTTCCCAAAAACTCTGAACGGCTTGCGAAAATCAAGTGGCTTAAGGAGTGAAAGTCAACTTTCAATCCCACAATGGTGCGATTGCTGCCTTTAAGCGTGTTTTTAGCGCCACTCCAATTATCTTCTTTCAATCCCACAATGGTGCGATTGCTGCAGGTTGAGGGTTCTCGGTAAGTGGGTTGGGAGGTAATACTTTCAATCCCACAATGGTGCGATTGCTGCCAAGGCAAAATTTTGGGATTTGA